CGGCAGGGGACATATATCATATTGAAACAACCCTTGAAAATCCAATGTTTTCAAGGGTTTTAGTGTGTCTATCTTTTAACCAAGGGGCACAAAAGGGGCAAATTAAATAGAAATCAATTCCGTTTGTTTATCAATATAATCCTGCATATTGATAGTAGTGTGTGAATAGATTTTGAGTGTGGTATCTGGATCAGTGTGTCCGACCCTTTCCATGATAGCTTTTAGTGGAACTCCTTTTTCAGCTAAAAATGAAATGTGAGAGTGTCTAAAAATGTGAGTGGTTAGTTTTTTATCTGGCATATATCTCTTTAATACTTTGTTGATGTATGAGTTCATGAGTGGAGTGCCAGAATTTGTAGTAAAGATAAACTCTGTTTCTATACCTAACTCCTTGTGCCTAGATTTTTGTTTATTGACGATTTCTATGATGTTATCTGAAACAGATATTGTCCGATTTGATCCAGTTGTCTTTACGGTGGTTAATTTCTTAGTATTAAAATCGTATGTAGCATTAACAAGAATAGTGTTATTACTGAAATCTACTTTTTCAAACTCTAGTGCGGCAGCCTCGCCATAACGGACACCAGTAAGAAACATAAAAAGAATGACATCCCTAACTAATTCATCTCCTTTTTCCTGCATATCATTTGCTAACGCAACTATTTCCTCTTGGGCTAAAAAAGAAACTTTTTCTTTCTCGTAGGTCTCGACTGGCTTTGGAACTAGGACATTATCAGATTTGTTTGACTGCAGATAGTCCATTTCCACCGCATAATTCAAAATGGCGTGTAATCTTTTGCGACATTTATGGACTATGGAGTAATTATTCTTTTTAGATAGTTTCGTGATAATATCTCGTACAGTTTTCTTTGTTATGTTTTTTATGTAAACATCATCAGATAATACACCTCGCAAATGCCTGTCATAATTCAGATTGTTCCTAATCGTGCTATCCTTTACTGTAGGCAACCACTGATCCAGGTATTCTTTTTTTAATTGGCCATAAGTGATGTTTTTATCAACTTTGCTGGATAATTTCTTGTCTATCTTTTCTTGTAAATATGCTTGAGCCTTTTTCTCAGCCTGTCTGCTGCATTTTTCAAGAGTGATTGATACTTTCTTCCACTTTTCAGTAAGAGGGTCTTTATAGCGCTCAAAATACTTAAATTTCCCGTTCGGTAATTCTTCTACCCACATTGCTTTTTCGCCTCATTTCTGTTAAAATGAGTACAAGAAAACTGGCTTTTTAATGCCTAGTTTCTTATACTATTGTCTCGCCTCACGCTCAGAGTCGCCAAACTTTTGAGAGCGTGGGGCTTTTTTGTTTTGTTCTTATTTTACTTTGATTTTCATCTCTCCGTTCATCTTTTGAGAGACAAGAGAGTTACCGTCATCTGTTTTTATATGTAGCATTGGGTATGATTTGAAATCAACCCCATTAATACCAGCCCAAACATTAAAAGCCTCATGTTCTTTTGCTTTCAACCCGTCCGCAAAGGCTTGTAAATCAGTTTTTGAATAGTACTTGTACTCGTTAGGTACATTTACATAGAGGATGGTGTCCTTGCTGTGGAAAGTGTAAGTGGTAATATCTACACCTTTATCAGTTAAATCTTGCTTGAAATACTCAATGAAACTAGCCATCTGATCCGCTGAGACCCGTGGCAACTTATCGTCACTTTCAGAACTAGCTTCAGTAGCCTCAGTAGTCTCTGTTTTCTCTGGTGCTTTTTCTTTTACCTCAGCACTTGAGCTTTGGGTGGCTACTTTTGGTGCCTCAGGAGCTTTAGTTTTAGGCGCTAATCCTAAAGCCTGTAAAACGAAACCGAGAGCGGCCAACGCTAAAAATCCTGCTATAAAGACTTTAACCTTTTTCATAAAATTACCTCCCAGCTTTTAGTGTGGTTCAGTGATTGCACATAATTTGTTTTTTAGATTTCTAACGGCATGAAATTGCCAACTACTTTCCCAATGATGCGGGGCTCTTCGCTATACGGAGCAAATTTATCTGCGTATTTATTATTCAAAGAGACGAGCCGTAAGCCGTTTTTTTCTTTGTAAACTTTTTTGATATAACTTTGACCGTCCCAGTCCACAGCATAGATAGCGCCGTCGTAATCCCAGCCTGTATCTTTGATAAGAGCTACGGATCCGCTTAGATAGTCTGGTTCCATAGAGTCTCCATATACCCAGCTAGCGAAGTCGTGAGCGATGTCTTTATCAAAAAAGACAGTATCATAATTGCGATCTTCGTAATAAGTTTCACCGGTTCCAGCAGAGAGTTTTTCGAAAACTTGATATTCAAATAGTTCTTCATTGACTTCAAGTTGTTGCCCCTCTAGAAGCTCCTCAGATGTCCGTAGCACGATTTTTTTGTTGTGGGTGGTTAATTGTACCACTTTATCCGTTATCTGCTGTGTGAGCGAATCTGGGGCTTCTGGGAGAGGGGTAGCAGTATATGAGTCTTTTTTTATTTGTGGAAAAAGATCATCAATCGAAATCTTAAAAGCACTAGCTAAGTCAAACATTGTGTCCTTTTTAGGAGACCTGATACCCTTTTCATAATTGCCAATAGCATTCTTACTTATTCCAATTTTAGAACCAAGCTCTTGTTGAGTCCAACCATTTTTAAGTCTATATTGTTTTATTTTTTCGCCAATAATACTTGCAATTTGTTCTTTATCCATAACCGAATCTCCTTTCTATTTTATAAGAGAATTATAACATAAAACCCACGAAAAGAAAACTTTTTTATTTTTTTCGCAAAAAAATATTGACAGCCCACGAATCGTGTGCTATAATTAAATCAAGCTTAGAGATAAGCAAATAAAACGAAAGGAAAAGGAGAGGAAATATGTCAAAGCATTCATTGGTTTTAGATCAAACTTCCGAGTTTGTAACTGCTGTTTTGGATGAAGCAGATAAAAAAGACCCTGCAACGATTATAGCTGTTGCAGAGTTATTGAAGTCATATAAATTACTGAAGTCTATGGATTAGCTTCTGTGGTTTATATAACAAACTTGGTTGATGTTGACTAACACGACATATTGCTCATCTGATAGTTTCAATTCAATTAAATTGGGACTATCAGGAATTTCGTCAACAACAGCACAAAAAAGTATGACTCTTTCCGTTGATGAAAGCGATTGAAAGAGTAGACGACTTATTAGCAAGATGTTCAATAATATATTTTTTCATTATTTTATCCTCCTTTCTAGCTTTATTATAGCAGAATTGCGAGAGAAGAATAAAAAATAAAAGGAGGTGAGAACGTGCAAATTTATCTTTACCAACTACGAAAGGAAAAAGGGATTACACAAAAAGAACTAGCCCAAAAATTAGGTATATCCGAAACTGCATATCGTCAAAAAGAAAAAGGGCAACGTGCTTTTAAGTCAGATGAAATGTTTATTATCGCTGATGTTCTTGAAAAAGATATTGGCGAAATTTTTTCAGACCCAAGACCACGAAACGTGAACTTATAGATGGGGATTCAATTGGAGAAAGGAGGACGAAAAATGAGACCAACTAAATATCCATACAGTCGTGAGTTACGACTCACGAGCGTTAAAATTGCTAAACTGAGGCTGTTTATAGAAGATGGTGTCCAGACAGGCAAGGCTATATTGGAGGAAGGACTAGACGGAGGATATGATCACAGAATCTACCAAGGTTTATCGTCAACTGAGATTGAAGCAATCTACGGTAAAAAAACGGCCTTGAAAGTAGACAAAAAACGCCGCGAAGACCTTAGAAATGGCCTCTACGGCGTAATTGGAATACGCTAAGGTATTGTAATCAGGGAGATAATTTCTGCTATGGCTTGTTTAAGTTCAATAGTCGGAAGAACTTCCTGCCATGCTTTCAAAAATTTCAGGAAATCTTTTTTATCCTGAAAATGTTTAACAACAGGGATGTATTCTATCAACTTTGGATATTTTTTAAAAATTGGAAGAAGTTGGGATGCAAAATATGTATTTACAGGTCTATCATCAGATACCACGTGCAGGTACTGCATCAGCCTTGTATATGGAGTGGCCAGGTCTGTTAAATCAAAAGGTTCAGCCTCTTCTAACATGACTTTGCTGTAATCTTGCAGAGAACTAGCTATTTGCTGCTGTATTGGATTGAGGGGCTTACTCCATAAACGAGCGTACTCCTCTAAAAAGAGATGCGAGGCTATCTCGCACAAGACCTCCTCGAACCAAAACATAGGCTGATTTATAGTTGGGTTCTTGATATAGATATGACAAAGTTCATGTCCTAATTGATAAATATTTTTAGGGATAGAAAGCAAGTCATCTGGTGAAAGGAATATCAGATTATCTTCTGGGAAGCAGACTGGTGTTTTTAAAAATGGTGCGTGGATGATGGATAATTTTTCTTTGGTCAATCCAGGGAAAATACGTTCTGAAACTAAGCCGATGGACTCAAAGTCTAGCCTAAATACAAATTTAGAATCTGCTTCTTGTGGATCATGAAAAAGTGACCAGTTTGTTTGAGGGATGGCGTATTTGAGCATGTGATTTCTCCAATCGTTTTTTATTACATTATAGCAAAAAAGCACCTCTAGACTGCAATCTATTGAGGCGCTTCGCAAAAAATCTAATTAAATTATATCACAAAATGGAAGAATTAAACAACGTACAACAATTATTAGTCAATAATTGGCAGCGTAAATACTACCAGCTAAGCGATGTATTGCTTACTAGCTTAGTTGGTTTGACGCTCGCTGATACACTCACGATTTTAGCAACAGCTAGAAAGGGGCGTTTATGGAGTTGCAAATAAAATCAAACACACTAGATATCGAGAAGATCTTAGAAAAATCTTTATCAGATGTCTTAGGTGATGATATTGATAATATTTTGATGCGAAAAGTTGAGAAAGTGATCTCAACTGTTGTAAATGAAAAAATTGATAATCTGGCCATTGGTGAAAAATGGCTGAATGACCAAAAGTTAGCTGAGCATTTTGGTAAAGAAAAACGGCAAATCCAATATTTGTTGAGAAAAATGGAACTTGATCCAGTAGCTCGAAAGTACATCAGCAAAGAGGGTGGTCGTAGCACTAAGGTCAAAGTCTTCGAGGCTTGGGAAAGTTGGTATGAAGATCAGAAATACAAATCAAAATCAGAGCCTTTTGCTTGGGTTGCTTAGAAAGAGAGGTAGTAGCTAATGGATATGCAATATATCTTTCCATAAAAACGGCGATAAAAATTATACAGTAATCAATAATGATCTAATCAATGATCCTGAAATGGATACAACGGCTCTAGGGATTATGCTTATTATACTGAGCAACAAGTCGACCTGGAAAATCTATCCTAATGAGATTGCCAAACGAACAGGTCTATCCAGAACAACGATTGACAAGTATTTCAGGAGATTTGAAAAAATTGGTTATATGAGAACTGTAAAAATGAGCAAAGGTTATAAAAAAGGTGTAGAAACTTATCGATTTGCTGCAGATTTCAAATTGGCAGATTGGTATTTTGAAGATTATATTTTGCCTCAATTGGAAAAATATATATCTGAATAACTTGTGGATAACTCATCAGAGAAATTCATTTGCAAGGTTCTTCATAAATGAAAAATTCAATTGTTGAAAAAATCATTTGTTGAAAAATTCAACAAATGAAAAAATCAACTGTTGAAAAACTATCCACTAATAAATACTAACTCTATAACAAATACTAATTTAATAATAATTACTAACTTAGTAATAAATACTAACTTTACAACAATCTAATCATAATTAGAAATAATAAAGGATTTGCAGAGTTTTTTAAAGGAGGAGGAAAATGGCAAGCTTAACTTTCCCAGAGCTTCAACAAAGAATGCAACTAGAAAAAAAGAAATCAAAAGATGTGAAGTACGCATTTAGAAATGCCGAGGACATCTATACAACATTTAAAGAGCTAAAAAGTAATTGGTCTGTAATTGTGACGGATGAGCTTATTGAGCTAGCAGGAAAAATATTTGTCAAAGCAACAGCGGTAGCTCTCAACAATGAAAAAGAAGAGAAATACCAATCAACGGCATATTCTGAATTAAGTCCAGTACCAGTGTTTAATACACAAAAAGGTCAGATCAAGCAAATGCAAGATCCACAGTGGACAGGTGCGGTTAGTTCATACGCTAGGAAATACGCCTTGCAGGGTTTGTTTGCGATTGGTGAAAAAGATATTGATGAGTATCCAGTTGAAGAAAGCCAAGAACAAGGGCAGTCTAGTCAGCAACAGAAACCAAACAACCAACCGTCCGAAAATAGCAGTGCTAATCAACCAGATCTAATCAATACTGATCAATACAAGGCTATTTACGGAAAAGTTCGTACATGGGCACAACTGAAAAATACCAGCTTTGATTTAGTTGCTAACTATGTGCTCCAGCATTTCAAAATTCGTGACTTTCACGATATTCCAGAATTACATTTTGAGACAGTTATGAGCTATCTCAACGGTCAGATAGCTAAAGCTCAAGGACAAGATTTTAATAATTTGTAAAAAAAGAAAGAGGAAACAACATGAAACAAACTAAAAAATTTATCGCTTTTCAAGAAAAAGAAAATGGGCATTTTGTATCAGAGTATGAGCACCACGAAAAACGCTTAGCTTACAAAGTAGGTCTGTGTAATTGTATGCAAGATGCTTTAACCTTGGATTATGATGCTTACGAAAGTCAAAAAGAGAAGATGGATTTATTAGCAGAATCTTTTGGATGCAATATCGTTGTTGTCGAAGCAACACATGAAATCAAAATGCTAGATGGATCAGATGCACCAGAGCCAGTAGAACGCAGTGCAAAAGCTGATTTCTTAAGATTTTTAGGATTGGAGGATTAGGAAGATGAAAGATGTGACTTTAAGTGAACTAGAAAACATTAAGCCGATTTATGTGCCAGGAAAAATCACTCTTGACTTTGATAGTCTTGATAAAGCCATTGCTCTAGCAGTTTCGCAGCTTGAAGATAAAAAAATTGATGAACTTGATTATAAAGAGATCAAAGAACAAATCACAAGATACAAAGCCCTTGATGATGGATTAGATAGTGAGCGTAAAAAGATTGCTAAGAATTTCAAAAATCCACTTGATGAATTTGAAGAAAGACTTGAAAAATCACGCATCCCATTGGGTGAATTGCTAACTAAACTTAGAAAGCTCAGAGATGATATTGACGAACATGAGCGATTGTTGCGCGTGGATATCGTCCGTGCCGCTTTTGAAGATAAATGTATGGTAGCAGGTCTTGAAAAATCCACATTTGAAGATCGTTACGATGAATACAGCCTCAAAAAATACTTTAAAACAGGTAAATTTGAACTCAAGAAATCAACGCTTAATGAAATGGATACTTTGGTATTGGCAGAATTTGATGCTCTTGAAGAATTTAAAGCAAACAAACAGGCTATTCTGGATCAAGCTAATGAATACGACTTGCCAGCAGATGGCTATGTTAGACACTTTGAAGACGGAAAAACTTTAGTGGATGTTTTAAATCTCATGAAGTCTGATCGTGATGCTGCTATCTTGCGCAAAGAGCAGAAAGAGGCACAAGAAAAAGCAGAAGATGAACGGCTTGCAGAAATTGAACGCTTGGCCAAAGAAAACGCAAATGCAAACATCAAGGCTATTGATGCTGAAACAGGCGAAATCTTGGAAGATGAACCTGATATCCAGCCTGTCTCAGGAAACGAGCCAGAAACGCCTAAATTTGAGCCTAGCGAGCCAGTAAGCTATGACTTACGATTGACTTTCCCAGGAGGAAATCCGCAAGCTAAACTATTCAAAGAATGGCTGTTAGCTAATCGGGTAGCTTTTGAAACAGTGTACAACGGTAAAACACAAGAAGAACTAAAAGGAGGGGTTTTAAATGTCTTTGACTAATTTAATTGAGAATGTACAAGGGTGGTCTGCTGCTAAGGGTCTAGATAAAGCTGAACCGATTAAACAAATGCAAAAACTCAATGAAGAATGGGGTGAGTTGAATGCAGGTAAAGCGAAATCAGATAAACAAAAACTTGTAGATAGTATCGGTGATGTGATGGTCGTTTTGACCATCCTATCCCAACAAATGAAATTTGAAAGTATTGAACAGTTAGTTGATCCTACTCAGCACAGCAAAGCATTATACAAAGCTAATGATGTGGAAACTGATTATCTACTGCTGTACGGTGGGAAAGAAATTGGCCTGATTGCTCATCGGATGATTGATTTGATTTTTAATACTGGCCTCATCAATACAAGCACACAAATTCAATTTCATATCCGAAATTTGACAGGCATACTTGCCAAGATTGCTATCAATGAGGGGACAGATCTTGAGACTTGCTTACAAGTGGCTTGGGATGAAATAAAAGGCCGTACAGGTAAGATGGTTGATGGCGTGTTTGTTAAGGAGTCTGACCTATGAGATGTTTTTATGTCAGCGGTAAAGTCGGAAGTCTTGATTTGGGGGCAGAGATCAATGCAGAAAATTCATTTATGGCCGCTATTGAGTTTGTGAAACGATACACCGGCTTATTAAAGATTGAGAAATATGAAATAAAGGTATTAGAAGTAGAGGAGGTGCAAAATGATCAATAATGTTGTTTTAGTTGGGCGACTCACAAAAGATGCTGAGCTGAGGTACACGCAAAGCAATAACGCAGTTGCAACCTTTACTCTGGCTGTCAATCGTAATTTTAAAAACGATGCTGGAGAGCGTGAAGCTGATTTTATCAATTGTGTGATTTGGCGGCAAGCAGCTGAAAACTTGGCCAACTGGGCTAAAAAAGGGTCGTTGATTGGCGTTACAGGTGCAATCCAAACTCGCAACTACGACAATCAGCAAGGTCAGCGTGTCTATGTCACAGAAGTTGTTGCTAGTAATTTTCAAATGTTGGAGAGCCGCAACAGTCAGCAAAACAATCAAGGTTATCAAGATAATCACGGCGGTTATCAGCAACAAGGCCACGGTAACCAAGGTGGCAATTTCCAGAATGGAAACAACCAAGGGAACAATTTCCAAAACGGAAATAGTTACGGACAACAAGGTAGTTTTTTCGAGGGCAACACAACAAATCCAGTTCCTGATTTCACCCGTGATAACAATCCATTTGGTAGGTCAAACCCTATGGATATCAGTGATGATGATCTGCCATTCATTTAAGGTTGGAGGGCGGGTATGACAGTAGAAATTTGGAAAGATGTAACAGGTTACAAGGGTCTTTACGAAGTCTCGAATTTAGGGAGGGTAAGGACACATAAAAACAAGGTGACATACAGTGAGTTGCATGGCGAGCGGCATTGGAAACAACGCATTTTGAAGCCAAAGAGTTCTAAAACAAGAGAACCTAGAGTGACACTTTGGAAAAACAAGATTTCAAAAGATTTCTTGGTTCACAGGTTGGTAGCAGAGGCTTTTATACCTAATCCAGATAATAAGCCGACTGTTAACCATATTGATGGAGATCCAAACAATAATCATTTCGAAAATCTTGAGTGGGCTACATACAAGGAAAACAATAACCATGCTTTCGATAATAATCTGATTAAGACTGGCACGAGTGTTATTTTGGTAGATAAAAAAACAAAAGAAGTCCACATGTTTAGAAGTATGGCTAAAGCTAGTGAATTTTTAGGTCACAATCCAGGCTATTTAAGTTGCATCTTATCGCACAGGAAAAAGTTACAAGAGTATGAGGTATATACGAAAATATCTGGATGATTGAAGAAAAGGAAAAACTACATGACAAAATTTGAACTTATTTTAATTTTAACTGCTATTTTGACGACAACGTGGTCAGGAATTGTCACAACTTTTGCAAGAAAAGCCGTATGTAAGTACAAGCGACAGGTTGCCTATTACCAAAAGCCTGACACTCAAATTAAGATTGCGCAGCATGTTATCAAAAACAAATTTTATGAAACAGGCCAGGAGGCTTTCAAATGAAAGTATTTGATGGCGCAAAATTAAGAGCCATCCGCAAAGAGGCAGGTCTTACACAGTATGACCTTGCCCCTAAGTTGGATGTTTCTCAAAACAGAGTCAGCGATATTGAGCGTAATGTCGCCGATCCTACCACAGTTGAGATTGATGCTTTTGCAGAAATTCTAAAATGCCAAGTATCAGCATTTTTGAGCGATGAAGCTGATATCGTTGTAATTACTAATACTTTTACTAAAAAGAAAAAAGGGATTGTTTCTGATACGGAAGAAGATATATCAGAGCAATTGGAGTTGCTGCCAGATGATAATGTAATCGTAGGCCATGATTTAGCTGGGTATATTCTGGTAAAACAAGAAGCCTACCAGTCTTTGCTTGAGGATCAATCAAAATTGAAACAGTTACAAAGTTTCTTGAAATAGGAGGAGAAAATGACTAAAAAACTAATAGGCTTAGACCTATCACACATTGCAGAGGGTGGGTTACAGGAAAAATTGGATCATGAACTTGAGAAAGTTTTTGATAACATCCTAGACCTAAATACAGATGCGAAAGCAAAACGGACTATCACAATTACGCTGAAAATGTCATCTAATGATGAGCGTACAGTAGTTGATACCATCATGGATGTAAAAGCTAAGCTAGCACCTCAAAATGCAGTGGCTACAACTATTCTTGTTGGTCGTGACTATGATACAGGTATGGTACATGCAAACGAACTTAGAAGTAGCGTGCCAGGTCAGATGTATTTTGATGATGATGCTCAATTACGAACCGATATTGGACAGCCAGTAGAGGAAGTAGAACAACAGCAAGCAGAAACAAAACCAGATATTATTGATTTTAACAAGAAGAAAGTAGGTAACTAATATGACAACAGAAAATCTTAAAGCAGCATTGGAATACGCAGTAGAACTAAATGAGCATGGTTTGGAAATTTTAACAGCAGCAGATGGTACAGAGTACTATGACGCTAACAAATTCAATCTCAAGGAACTTGATCCTAAACGCTATCCTAAAACTTTGGAGCTATCAACTTTAACAAGTCTTGTTGACTATCTCAAAACTGACCTCAACAATTTGAAAAAACAACGCTTGATTGTAGCAGTTGAGAAAAATGATGAGGTGTGTGTTTGGTCTGAAAATGATGAGCGTGAACATCGTACATTACTTGTTGATGTTAAGGCACGCATCCCAGAGCTTTCTTTTGGTCGTTTCTTATCACCAGAGCAGTTTAACATCATGTTGCAATCAAACTTTATTGATGACAATGACCGCAGCGCATTACTGGAGTTTGCTAGCGCATTGAAAATTGAGAATGGGGCTGAAATTGAAGATAATGGGGTCTCTCAAGTGGCAACCGTTAAAACAGGGGTAGCTAGTCTCGCTAAAGGCAAAGCACCTAATCCAGTTACATTGCGCCCATATCGTACATTTTGCGAGGTTGAGCAACCAGCGAGTCTATTTGTTTTCAGAATTGACAAACAAGCAAATATGGCTCTATTTGAGGCAGATGGTAAGCGTTGGGTAGCCGATGCGGTGGGAAATATTGCAGCCTATCTAAAAGAGCAACTAGCAGACCAAGAAAATATCACAGTTTTGGCATAAAGCATACTGCAAAAGTGCCTGATTAAAAATTGAGAGAAAAAAGTATGATTGGATTTTATAAGTTTATGATTGTATCAGCGTGCCTTTTATTGGCATTGCTGATTGCAATCGCTGGAAGAAATAGCTTTAAAGAAAATACATTCGATAAAGTTTTATGGTTCGTGCTGTATATCTATGCGTTTGGGTTGTTGCAAACGGTCTATAAATTACTATCTGGAGGTTAAAATGGTCAAAAAGCAATTGATTAGCCTTTGCTTAGCGATATTTTTCTTGGCAATAGCTGTATTTAATCTTGGGATAGCAGTATCGAGAGATCATTACAGAGAAAAAATCTCAGCGCTAGAGAAACAGGTCGATGAATTAAAACAGAGAAAATCTGTTATCATTCATCAAGTCGATAACGCTGGGGGAATGATGTATGGAAAAATAACTGACAAACAGATTATATCTGGCCATTACACCGTAACTGCAGGAGCTTACGGGAAATTTTTGGTCACAAAATCTCAATATGATAGTCTTGAGATCGGCGATGATATACCAGAGTTTTTAAAACAGAGAGGAAATTAAAATGAAATTGAAAAAATTGATTGCATGTATTCTTGTATCAATGACCTTGCTTGGATTGGCAGCTTGCCGAGAAAGTAAAAAAGTATCGTACAATATCAGTCAAGAAGCTGATAATTTTAATGTTATTCGGCGAGTTGCCGTAATCAACACCAGAACAGATAAAATCGAATTTGAAGTTATTGGCCGAATTTCTGTAGAAACTGAGGCCAATGATGGAAAACGACTTGAAATATTAGTCGAAACCGCAAAAGGCGTGTATAAAAAACACATGGTAAATCTTACGGGATGGAATATGTATGTTGTAGAAGACCTCGAGGGCGCTGAGGTAAATCAATACAAGTACGAAGTCAATTACATGCCAGAGAGCATCATACCATTCACAGTTACAAATAAAAAGTAGGCATGAAATGAAGTTTGAATTTTCATTGCCTAGAAACACCAAAAACAAAGCTCTGAACATGGTTATTAACAGTAATGACAGGCAACATCAGACAGATAAAGCCAAGGTTACTAAGCGCATTAGAGCTTTTGCTTATTGGCATACATTGATGAACAAGGATAAAGGGAGGGCTGCTTTTAGCCCCTCTAACCCTTGTGAGGTTACAGTTACAATTTACAGCCCTACTAAATCTAAACTAGATCCGCCTAACCTTTATCCGACAGTCAAGGCTATCATTGATGGTATGACTGATGCAGGTATTTGGACAGATGACAATCACAAGGTTATCAAAAAATTATCTTTTGTCTATGGTGGCTTGAGTGAGGAGAAAGGGCATTATAGATTAGAGTTTGATATAGAGGAGGTTTAAAGTGATTGAAGTTAATATAAAATGCGATAATTTTAAAGCGCATGCCCTTTACCAAGATGATACTAAACTAGGAAAAATTAGAGATGCAATTATATCTCAAATGAATAATGGGCATGTGGTTATTTTAGGGGAAGATAGAAGTATTCTATTAAATCCTAAAGTTATTAAGTGTGTACAATTTGAGGTTGTAGAAGTTGACAAGAACTAAAGGAGTAGATAAATCTTTCATTTTTGTGCATTAGAAAGTTAATGAGGTGAAGTAATGACACAAACGATTGAACAAGCAATAAAAAATGAAAACAAGCGCATAAAAATCCCAACGAAAATCAGACCGTTTGATGTGGGTTATCGAATAGTAAATAAACACGGTCAAGCGCTTGCCTTAAAAAACGGAGCAAGTATATTCAGTTTGCCATCATTGGCTGAAAAAGCTATAGAAAAAGAGTTTGGGAAGAATGATCCAAACTTTGACATCGAAAAGCATTCTGTTGAAGAGGTTGCTATTATTGATTTAAGCAAATTTTATAGTTATTTTGAGGAGAAGAAAAAATGAATTATAAAGTGACAGTCGATGGAAAGGAAATCGAATACGGTGCATTGGTTGAAAAATCACGTTTTTCAGAAAAAGAATGGTCTGCTATTTACGCTGAAATTGTGAAACAAAATCAGCCAGAAGTCTTTGAAAATAAGAAATCAGATACTGATTACATTGATACATTTGGTGCGCTGATTGCTCTTGAAGAGCGATATGAGGCATTGCTTGAACTATTGCCTCAAGATCAGTTTTCTTACGCTGGCACACATCCAAAATGGGTAGCTGATGCAGTATCGGAGAACACATTAAACAAAGAAGATACGCTACAGGATATTGTCGATATGATTGAACGGTGTGATACCTTCGATCAACTTAAAGGGGAGTTAAAAAGTTATTTTGAGCTGGATTAGCAGTAAATTTGGAGGTAAATAGATGATTGAATTATCAAAGAAGCAAGCAGATTATTTGGAGTATCAACGCCAAGCGCTTTTTGATCCAGAAATAAGAGAGCTGATGGATGATCCAGATTTAATTCAGAGGGCGTTAATTATCGGATATGTCGTGATAGATAGATGAGGCAAACATAATGACTAAAAAGAAAATAGAGAGACTGTCTGTCATACATCGCAGAGAGATAATCTGGCTTAAATGGTATTTTCTTAGAGACAAAGAAAATCCTAAAAAAACAATTCTTGAGCAGAAAATTCATAAAAGTTTTTTAGATAATAATCTGGGCAAAGCGATATTTTTAGTCAATCTAAAAACTGTCACAACAGAATTCGTAGAAAAATCAGATGAAAATATTTTAAAAACCATCAAAGAGGTTTACGTCTATGAAAATCTCAATGTGATTGGCGCGTGTCAAAACATCCTCTATTTAAGTCCCAGCCCAGCTTACAACCATCTGAATAAATGGTTCGATAGCTATTTCTACTCCACTTACAAATATCTCCCTCTAATTAAATAACCGTAAAAATCCCCTAGTCTATGTATCTATAATCAAGATATATGGGCTTTTTATTAGGGGGGATAATATGGATAATCAAAAATCGTATCACAGACAGAACACCATTAACCAATACAATTTGTTAGATTATGATGCCGCGCGCACAGATGGAAAATATAACTTACCAACACTTGAGCCAGTTGATCATGTCCCTAAAAAACTACAAGGGTTTAACTATGTTTTGAATAAACCTGACTATTCAGCAGGAGTGCATTTTTTTCTAGATGATTATCAGTTTGAAAGAATGTGGAAACGCCCAGATTTTTATATAGAAAAGTTAGCGGCCTTTGACTGTGTGCTTACTCCAGATTTTAGCCTATATACAGACATGCCAATAGCTATGCAACTTTGGAATACTTACCGCTCAAGATTGATAGGTCAAATGATGCAGAATTGGGGGTACACAGTCATTCCAACAGTGTCCTGGGCGGACGCTGATAGCTATGATTTTTGCTTTGATGGGATACCTACAAAAAGCACTGTTGCAATTAGTACGATAGGAGTTAAGAAAAGTCAGCAGCGTATTAAGATATGGCAGAATGGCATGGATGCCATGATTGATAGATTACAACCAAGCCGAATTTTGGTATATGGTGGTGCGATTGAATACGATTATAAAGGTATCGAAGTTATTTATTTTGGTAATGACACGATTGAAAGGATGGACAAATGGGAGGTAGAGGGGCAAGCTCTGGAATGAGCCATAAAGGCAAAAAGTATGGTACAGAATACAAAACTGTACATAAAGCAGGAAATATAAAGTTTGTTACTCAAAATGGGCACGGGTCACAAAAGACTCCAATGGAAACAATGACAAAAGGTAGGGTTTACGCACTTATTGACAAGAATAAAAACGCACCCAAGAGTATTGTCTATTTTGATACAAAAAATAAGCGTAATAAGCAAATTGACTTAGATCATGTGCATAAGGGGATGAAACCACACGCTCATCATGGCTATAATCATGCAGAGTATGAGAAAAGCAAAAAAGGGGCAAGTAATTTGACTCCGAAAGAGCATAAGCTTGTTGAAAAAGTCATAAAAGAGTGGTATAATCACACTAAGAAACGTAGGGAGTAGTATATAGGGATTACGCCTTGATGGAGGAGATTCCGGTTCGAATCCGGGCTACTACGTTACATCTCAGCCCCTTAATTGGGGCTTTTTTGTGCTCTAAATCAAAAACAACAGTAAAACACCCCCTTTCTACACATATAAAATGAAATCATGAGTAATATACTTGTGATTTTTTTGTTGGAAAGGAGGTAGCGAATGAATGAAAGACAAAGGCGCTTTGCAGATGAGTACATAAAGACAGGAAATGGCTATCAATCAGCAATTAAAGCTGGTTATAGTGAGAGTTATGCTAATAATCGTATTACTGAACTGTTGGGAAATGTTGGGATAAAAGAGTACATAAACAAGCAGATGCAAGAGCTGCATGAGCAAAATATCATGGATGCTGCAGAGGCGCTCTATATCCTTTCTGAAATCGCTAGAGGTAAACGAGATGAGGAGGTTTTGATACTTAATCCAACGACAGGTAAAGTAGAAAGACACACCAAAAAAGCAGATAATGCCACGGTAATCAAGGCTATTACTGAAATCTTAAAACGATATCCAACGGCTAAGCAATCCGAAAAACTAGAGCTTGAGATTGAGAAATTAAAATCACAGTTGACAGATACACAGATGGAAGATAACACCATTACAATTATTGATAATTGGGAGGGTGACGATGAAGATAATTGATATTCAAAAAAATGTCAACCCTCATTTTAAGAGCGTTTGGATATCTAAATTGCCATATAATGTGTTGAAAGGTGGACGTAACTCTTTTAAATCGTCTGTAATTGCACTGAAACTAGCTTACATGATGCTGCGTTATATCAAAATGGGAGAAACGGCAAATGTAGTAGTTATTCGCAAAGTTGCAAATACTATTAGAGATAGTGTTTTCAATAAGATTTTTTGGGCTTTGAATTTGTTTGGTGTTGCTAATAGGTTCAAAAAGACAATAAGCCCTTTCCAAATCATTCACAAAAAGACAGGATCAACATTTTACTTTTACGGCCAAGACGATTTTCAAAAACTCAAGTCAAATGACATTGGGAACATTATAGCGGTCTGGTATGAAGAAGCTGCAGAGTTTGGGAGTCAAGAGGACTTTGACCAATCAAACGTAACCTTTATGCGGCAGAAACATCCACGCGCTAAGTTTGTACAATTCTTTTGGAGTTACAACCCACCTAGAAACCCCTATAGCTGGATCAATGAGTGGTTTGAGAGTATCAAGACTAATAAGAATTATCTAGCACATTCAAGCACTTATCTTGATGATGAGTTGGGATTTGTAACTGAACAAATGCTAGAAGATATAGAGCGCATCAAAGAGAATGATTATGACTATTACAGGTATCTATATCTTGGTGAGGCTGTTGGGTTAGGGAATAATGTATATAACATGAGTACATTTCACCCATTAGATGCTTTGCCATCTGATGATCGGCTGATAGGGATCTCCTTTGCTCTTGATGGCGGACATCAACAATCAGCCACTGCCTGTTGTGCCTTTGGTATCACAGCTAAAGGTAAAGTTATCTTACTAGATACCTGGTATTATAGCCCAGCTGGCCAAGTGGTCAAGAAAGCACCTAGTCAGTTATCTCAAGAAATCTATGCGTTTATACAGGCTGTTATCTCGCAATATAGAGTGCCAGCTCTGCAGTACACCATAGATAGCGCAGAGGGTGCTTTGAGAAATCAGATGTTTCTTGACTTTGGTTTAAGGTGGCATCCAGTAGCCAAACTAAAAAAAGTGACTATGATTGATAGCTTTCAATCTTTACTTGCTCAAGGTCGCTTTTATTATCTAAATATCGAAAATAACAAGATATTTGTTGAAGAACACAAGATGTACAGATGGGATGAAAAGACAATCAAATCAGATAACCCTAATGTCATCAAAGAAGATGACCACACATGCGATACATCACAGTATTTTGTGTTGGACAATGCAAAAATACTTGGTTTGCGTGTGGGTAACACATAAGGAGGGCAGACATGAGCCTGTTTCAGAAGATAAAAGACTTTTTTAACCGTGGGAGGTATAACATGACAACAGCAAATCTAAGTAGCATTCTCGATCATCCAAAAATTGCTGTAACGCAAGAAGAGTTTCACCGTATTCAGCGTAATCTGACTTACTATCAATCTAAATTTGAAGATATTGAGTACATCAACACCGATGGTGACAGAAAACGCCGCAAGATGCAGCATTTGCCTATTGCTCGTACAGCAGCGAAGAAGATTGCTAGTCTTGTTTACAACGAACAAGCAGAGATTTCAGCAGAGGATGAAACACTGAACAAGTTCTTGAATGATATGCTGGCTAATGATCGTTTTAACAAGAACTTTGAAAGGTACTTAGAAAGCGCTCTGGCGCTTGGAGGGCTCGCTATGAGGCCTTATGTTGATGGTGACAAGATCCGTGTGGCATTTATTCAAGCACCAGTATTTTTGCCATTACAAAGCAATACGCAAGATGTCTCTAGCGCTGCTATTTTGACCAAAACTATTAAATCAGAGGGTAAAACTAATGTATATTATACTTTGGTTGAGTTCCACGAATGGGTAACTAAAGACGGTAGCGAGATAGGCAGCACAAAAGACAAGAACTTGTACCGTATCACCAATGAGCTATACAAATCAAATACAGATAACTCATTGGGGCAGCGCGTGAACTTGCAAGAACTCTATCCAGACCTAGAACCAGTAACAGTGCTGAAAGACTTATCACGCCCGCTATTTACATATCTGAAAACGCCCGGCATGAACAATAAAGATATTAACAGCCCACTAGGTCTGTCAATCTTTGATAATGCTAAAACAACCATTGATTTTATCAACCGCACTTACGATGAATTTATGTGGGAGATTAAGATGGGGCAAAGGCGCGTGATTGTGCCAGAGCAGCTAACGCAACTCAAAGTGCAAGATAACCAAGGTAATATCACTTTTAAACGCCGTTTTGATGTTGAGCAAAATGTTTATATGCAAGTGGGGGCTGGTAACATGGACAGCGGCAATATTGTTGACCTCACAACGCCTATCCGCTCATCTGATTATATTTCTGCCATTTCAGAGGGCTTAAAACTCTTTGAGATGCAAATTGGGGTATCTAGTGGCATGTTTACGTTTGATGGGCAAGGGGTCAAGACAGCAACCGAGATTGTCAGCGAGAACTCAGATACTTACCAAATGCGCAACAGCATTGTTGCACTTGTTGAGCAGTCTATTAAAGAGCTTTGTGTATCTATGTGTGAACTTGGTAAGGCGGTTGGTCTGTACAAGGGGAACATTCCAGAACTTGATGATATCTCGGTCAATCTGGATGATGGAGTCTTTACCGATCGTCACGCTGAGCTTGATTACTGGATGAAGATGGTAGCAGCTGGATTTGCCACACAGAAAAGAGGTATTGCCAAGACATTGAATATCACAGAAGATGAGGCAGAGAAAGAACTTGCTGAAATCAATGGAGAATTACCGCCTGAAAATGATGCTGAACTAGCGCTGTATAACAATCATAAGAGGGTAGAAGATGGAGAAGAACAAAAGGCCGATAACACTTAATGATCAGCAATTCTCTTTGCAAATGCAAGGCGTGAGCGATATTTACGCTAAAATGCAAATTGAGCTTTTTGACAGTATGATAAAGCGACTTAAAGAGCGGGGGGCTGCTGACCTTGCAGAGAATCCTTATGTCTGGCAGTTGGAAAAGCTGAACGATATGCACATGCTCAACGAGGAAAACTTGAAAATCATTGTTGAGCGTACAGGGATTGCTGAAGATTTGCTAAGGGAAGTCATCGAAAATGAAGGACTAAAGGTCTATAAGGATACGAAGCAGCAACTTGAAGAAGACTTGGGGCGAGGTCGTAGCGGGATAGCTAGAAACGGTGTCACAGATGCTTTAGAAGCCTATACAGCCCAAGCAGTCAGTGACCTTAATCTTATCAATACGACTTTGCCAGAAAGCATCCAAGCAGTCTATAAATCTATAGTTGAACAGTCTGTTGCCGAGGTAGTCGCAGGAACGAAAACAGCAGACAAAGCAATCCATGAAACTATTATGAACTGGCAGAAAAAGGGCTTTACTGGATTTACTGATAGCTCAGGGAGAGAGTGGCGAGCTGATGCCTATGCCAGGACGATTATCAAGAGCACGATGTACAAGGTCTTTAATAAGATGCGTACAGCTCCAGCAGAAGAGATGGGGATAGATACCTTTTACTACTCAATCAAACGCACAGCACGGCCAGCTTGCAGTCCCATTCAAGGGAAGATAGTCACATTTGGAGAGACTAGGGTAATCAATGGTACTAAAGTCTATTCTTTGTACGATTATGACTATGGATCAGCTGGTGGCTGTCTTGGGGTACATTGCGGTCACTATCTAACTCCTTTTATAGTAGGAGTGAATGAAATGCCAGACCTGCCGGATTATCTAAAAGACCTCACGCCAGAGCAAGCAGAGGAAAATGCACGCATCCAAGCGAAACAAAGAGCGCTTGAAAGGACTATCAGACATCATAAAGAACGCTTGCATTACGCAAATACTATGAAAGATAATGAATTGATACAAGCTGAAAAACTCAAGGTTAGAATGTATCAAAACAAAATCAGGAATCTTGTAGATAGCTATGATTTTCTGTATCGAGATTACAGCAGAGAGAAATTATACACATAATCTAGCGTTGCCCTGTGCAGCGCTTTTTTGTTTGCCTAAAACCGTAAAAAATCCCATCTAATCAAAGGTATATTGAGAAAGTAAATAATATTTTGCTTGAGGTGGGAGTTATCCACCTAAAAAAGAACTAGGAGGGTATAAATGGCATTTACGACAGAAGAACTACTCAAACTTGGATTGACAGAAGAACAGGCTAAAAATGTCTTTGCCTTGCGAGGAAAAGAGCTCAACGAGGACAAATCAGCCTTGGAAACTATCACCAAAGAGCGAGATAGTCTGAAAAACCAGTTGCAGAATGCAGAGGAACAACTTGAAAACATGAAAGCAGATGCAAATACAAGCGCTGAACAGAAAGAAGCTCTTGAGAAGTTGCAAGCCGAATATGACAAGTACAAAGCGGATGCAGAAGCCGAACTGGCCAAAACAAACAAGGTGAACGCTATCAATCTTGCTTTGAAAGATACTAAAGCGCACAATCCAGCAGCGTTGATGAAGTTTATTGATGTGGATGCTATTGAACTTGATGACAATGGTAAACCGAAAATCGATGATGTCATCAATGGGCTTAAAGAAAGTGACCCTTATCTTTTTGAGGCAGAAGACAGCGGAAAACCTAATCCTAATATCTTGCCACAAGGAAATCCAGCGGCGAATGGAGCAGGCAAAGTTGACCCATTCCAAGCTGTTATTGATGGTTACGGTAAATAATTGAAAGGAGATTAGACTATGCCTAATCAAAATCTTGCGACTCGCCGTTATGAAAAACAATATGCGGGAATCTTGCAAACTGTTTTTGGAGTCCGTGCAGCCTTTACGGGAGCTTTGTCAACAATCCAAATTTTGGATGGTGTACAAGAAAATGCTAAAGCTTTTTCGGTGAAAACCAACAATACACCTGTTGTTATTGGAGAATACAAAACAGGTGCTAATGATGGGGGCTTTGGTGATGGAACAGGACAAAAATCACGTTTTGGAAATCTGACAGAAATCAAGTATGAAAATACAGATGTCGATTATGGTTACACACTAACAATTCACGAAGGTCTTGATCGTTACACTGTGAACAATGACCTAAATGCTGCTATCGCAGACCGATTGAAATTGCAATCAGAGGCGCAGACACGCCAAATGAACAAGCGGATTGGTAAATTTATGTCAGACAATGCAGGTCAGACAGAGGCGCTTGCTGATTTCACAGAAGAAAAGGTAAAGGCTTTGTTTAACAAGGTCAATGCTTATTACATCAACCAAGAAGTAACAGCACCAGTTACCATTTACTTACGCCCAGAACTGTACAATGCCATTATTGATATGACAGCAAACACATCTGCTAAAGGCTCTAGTGTCTCTATTGATAATAATGGTCTTGCACGTTACAAAGGCTTTGCATTGGTGGAAACACCAGCACAATACTTTGACACTGGTGTCTTAGCAGTGTTTTCACCAGATGGCATTGTTATCCCATTTGTAGGTATCTCAACAGCTCGTACTATTGAATCCACAAACTTTGATGGAGTGCAATTACAGGCTGCTGCTAAAGGTGGTACTTACATTTTGGATGACAACAAAAAAGCTGTTGTCAAAGTGACTGGAACAGTCGTATAGGAGGTAAGCTATGGCGTTATATAAAGCGACTAAGAACATTTATTTCACAAGTCTCAACAAATCTGTAATCGTTGATGAAATCATCGATCTTGAAAAGGAATACGCAGAAGCAGTGAATGCTGATTTGAAACCGGTCTTCCCAGATGTTGCAGCTGCCCTTGTGCCGATCGAAGCAACTGAGCCAGTAGCGAATGCAGCAGATGAGTCATCCGATACTGTGGTGGCTGATGATGACAAGCCGAAGAAATCAAATCGAAAAAAGAAAGATGTTGATGAAACACCAGACGATGAAGCAACTGAGCCAGTAGCGAATGCAGCAGATGAAAAATAAGGGGTGGTAACACCCTTTATTTGTAAAGGAGGTTACGCATGACTTATTTAACTAAAGATGAGTTTGTCAAGTTAGGCTTTGATGAGGTAGCTGATTTTGAAAAGCTAGCAAAGCGAGCAGAGGTTGCCATCAATCTCTATACCCAAGGCCTTTATCAAAGACACATTGATTTTGATAAAGAAGCAGATTACCGAAAACAGGCGGTAAAGCTAGCCATGGCCTTTCAAATCGCTTATCTGGATGTTTCAGGCATCATGACAGCCGATGACAAACAAGCTATGACAAGTGTTTCCATCGGCCGCACATCAATCTCTTATCGCAAGTCTCAAAATGGATCGGCAGGTCAGCGGTTCAACCTTTCGCTGGATGCCGAAAACATCCTAAGACAAGCGGGTTTTAGCCTAGTCACAGCGGTTGATTATGATAGATAAACGGCTATTGACTGATGCTATTACTGTCCGAAAGGTTGCGGACAAAAATGATTTTGGGGATGTTAGCTACTCTGACCCATTGGATATTAAGCCTGTACGGTTTGATAGGTCAGTGAGTGTCATAGGTGCTAACAATTCCAAAACAAGGCAGAAAGTCGGTGTTATCTATATCTATCCTAAATTTGCAAGCGTGACAGTTGACGATAGTTGGCTTGGTGCGATTGTGAATGATGGGGCGCGTGATTATGTTGTCACAGGCTACCAACCTAATTTTCTGAACGGCAAAATATTTAGCTATGAAATCGAGGTGATTTGATGGCTGATGTTAGAGTCATTGTTGATCTTGGTGGTGTTGACAGAAAACTATCTCCAGAAGCTGAGAAACGTGGCAAGCTAGCAATGGCTAGTCAAGGGATGATGATCATGGAGCCATATATACCTTTTAGGGGTGGCCCTTTGAGAGCGTCTGGCCGCATTGAGTCGAACGGTGATATTAGCTATAACACAGTTTATGCTAGAGCCCATTTTCACGGAACGAATGGGATTGTAGTCTTTAGAAGATATACAACACCCGGAACTGGAAAGCGCTGGGATAAACCACTAAAGGCCAATGTTGACCAACTAAAACGAGTCGCCATTAGAGCAATGGGGTTGAGATGATGATGCAGAATAACAAAAATTTTCAGGAAGTGCTTTTGGCACATATCAATGAAATCGAAAATCTGCCGATGAAAGCACGCCTTGATTATTTTGAGGATGATAAGGATGATTTAGTCATCAATGCTTTGCCGGGAGGTTCGATTGATAAGGAATACATGGATGGGACTAGAGAGGTGTCATTACCGTTTGAAATTGCTGTTAAATGTAAGAGCAATCAAAAGGCCAGTGATACGATTTGGCGAATCAATGGAGACTTATCAGGTTTTGATATTGAGCTACCTAGCACAGATAACACTTATACTTTTCTTTCTCTTGATGTCGGGAAACCAGGTATCAACGGAAAAGATGAACAAGGTTACTTTGTCTATACATTGCAAGTAACCGCTAAATTAGAAATCGCAGGAGGATAAACACATGGTACGTCAAAAAAATGCCAAGCGCAAGCACTTGGTAGCGCCATTCGACCCAAGTAAAGCAGACATTGTACCGGCTGATAATGAATTTTTCCCATTGGCCAAATATATCGAAAGTATCGAAGATGATACTGACGAAGAAACAGATGACAAAGGCTATTACGATGGCGATGGCACAAAAGAAGAAACTGTCACATCGGTTGCTGGTGCTTACACAGCTGAGGGTATCTATGATGCCGAAGATAAGGCACAGGCGCTTATTGCAAACATGAAGTACAAGACTGGTGATGGCCGCCGTTTGTGGCACCGAGTGATTGAGTCCAATGGCAAGAAATCACTCACTCAAGTCGCAAATGCTTCTGAAATTAAGGCTGGATCAGGAGATGCAACAGATTATGAAGAATTTAGTTGCAAACTCAAATGGATCAAAGCGCCGATCGAAAAAGCAATTACTCTTTAAAAAAATTGATTTTGGAGGAAATAGAGAACATGGCACGTACTTATAACTTTGGAAATCTCAAGGATGTTACGACATTCATTATTGGAGATGTCACCCTTGAATTTCAACCAACGGATGAAAAGAGCGAGATGCTTGAGAAGAAATCCGCTGAATTAAAGACAAAGGCTGAGCAGATTGATGAATCTGGTACGGAATGGGAATTGCGGAAAGAACTCAAAGACTTGCTAGATGAATTTTTCACAGCAGCTTTTGATGACGAAGCGCCACAAAAACTTTATGATGCTTGTGGCCAGAATACAATTTCTTACCTCAAATTATTCTTGCAGATCGCTGATGCTTTGCGAGAAGTCAACGAAGAACGACAAAACGATGAAGCATTTAAGAAGTATCTTGCTGAATAATGTTTGATATTTCCAAAAAAATGGATGACAGGCTGGTACTCGATGACAAAGAGTATCAGCTTTTCTTATCGTTTGACCGTGTACTGTGGGTCTTTAATATGTGGAGCAAAAAATATATCCCGCCACATCTAAAACCTAAATTAGCACTAGCTAAGCTAACTGATGATGAAAGTTTTAAAGATATGGACACACAAGAGGCTTTAGCGCTCTATGAAGAAGTGTTTAGAAAACATATACAGGTTACAAAAGCTGTTGATGAGGTTGATAGATATGACATTGAGGGGAATGTATTACCTAAAAAGCCTAAAGAACAGTCAGACGGTAATGACAAACCCTTATTTTCAATCAAATACGATGGTGAGTACATTTTTTCATCGTTTATGCAGGCTTATCAGATTGATTTGATTGAAGAACAGGGGAAATTGCACTGGCAGAAATTTAACGCTTTATTAGCTGGTCTGCCAGATGGCACTAAATTTGTTGAAGTGATGAAAATCAGGGCATGGAAACCCCAAAAGGGTGAAGATCCCAAAGAAAAACAAAGAATGCGCAAATTACAAGAAGAATATTCGCTACCTGATATTTAAGAAAGGGGGTATTAAATGGCTTCTGATGGAAAAGTGACCATTACCATTGATTTAGATAGTACAAAGGCTAGAGGTGAAGTAAAATCACTGAAAAGTCTATTTAGTGGATTAAGTGAGAGCGGGTCGAAGCTTGGCTCAGTGTTTAAGTCTGTTTTAGGTGCTAACCTCGTTAGCTCAGCTATCACATCCGGTATAGGTATGGTTGGCTCTGGCATCCGGGAAATGGTCGGAGAGTTGAACAGCTCGCAAAAAGCCTGGAAGACCTTTGAGGGGAATTTGCAAGCCTTTGGTCGCTCTTCTGACGAAATAAGAAAAGCGAAGACTGAGATGCAGGACTTTGCAACCAAAACAATCTATTCAGCTTCGGACATGGCAAACACCTACTCACAACTTGACGCAGTCGGTACTAAGAATGTTGGTAGTCTGGTTAAGGCATTTGGTGGGCTTGCAGCCTCAGCGGAAAACCCAGCCCAAGCCATGAAATCACTATCTACTCAAGCTACTCAGATGGCAAGTAAGCCTAAAGTAGCCTGGATGGACTTTAAAATCATGATGGAGCAAGCTCCTGCTGGTATGGCAGCAGTTGCTAAAGAGATGGGGATGTCTACCGCTGAGCTGGTATCAGCTGTTCAAGATGGCAAAATCAAGACAGAGGATTTCTTTGACGCTATGAACCGTGCAGGGAACTCTGACGCTTTCCAGAAGATGGCTACTGAGTTCAAGACGGTTGATCAAGCTATAGACGGGGCAAAAGAAAGTCTCTCTAACAAGCTCATGCCAGCGTTTGAAAAACTTAATGCATTTGGTATTAAGGCGGTCAATGCTCTATCAGACGCTCTAGAAAAAATAAATTTCGGCAAACTAGCTGATGGTCTAGGGGAATTCCTTGAGAGTATCAATGTAGAGAAGATTGTAGCAAAAGTTAGCAGCACTATCTCAAACCTAGCAGGAAAAGTTAAGGCCTTTTGGACTGCCTTTGCTAACACTGGGGCGGTATCTGCCTTTATCAGCGCTATCCAGAGTATTGCAGGAGCTATCGGTCATATCTGGAATAGTCTAACCGCCTCAAACGAGCTAAACACTCTTGCTAGTGTCCTTGGGAATGTGGTAAAGTGGCTTTCTCAGGCTGCAACTGTAGCAGCTAACTTTATCAGTTCGCTGCCGGCTGGAGCAATTCAGGCAATAGCAGGCGGTTTGGTTGGTTTAGTTGCTGGCTTCAAAACCTTTAACTTTTTAAAATCCTTTAACCCTTTTAACATCTTCAGAAGGAATGCAACAGAAGCCGCAAGCGGAGCAGCTGAAGCTATTACGCAGGGACGGTCTAAAATCGCTCAAATTTTGAGTAGTTTGAGCTCTGTTATTGGCTCTATCGGAGGGGCTTTCAAATCTGCTGCAACCGGCATAGGTGTCGGTATCAAGGCGGCATTAAGCGGGCTGTCACAAGTCATCTTAGCATTTGGCGCAGCCTTGCAAACCGCAGGCGTGGCCAATATCCTGGCTTTCGGTGGAGCGGTTGCTACAGCTGCCGTTGGGATTGGAGCTGGTGTGGCCATCATAGCAGCAGGGTTCGCTTTGCTGGCTACGCAAGGGCAGGGGGTGGCAACTATCATCAATGCGGTAGGAGAAGCTTTTGCTACAGTAGCTACTGCAATTATTGGAGCTTTTGCCCAAGCCATTGTCACAGTAGCTGGTGTGTTACCGATTGTGACGTCTGCATTGGCTAATTTAGCGCCTCTAATCGTAGCTTTCGGGCAAGCATTCGGTGCAGCCGCTCCGTTCGTCTCAGCTTTAGGAGAAGCGATAACCTCTATCGCCTCCGTTTTACCGCCTGTGATTAGTGCTTTCAGCCAAGGTATTGCGGCCATCATTGAGGCCGTGACCCCAATTGTCGAAATTATAGGCAATGTGTTTACAAGCGTTGTCCAAATTGTATCTGATGCGATTGTCCAGATCGTGCAGGCTTTGACTCCATTTATGCCAGCGGTTGTGCAGATAGCTCAAGCTTTAGCTCCCGTGCTGCAATCAATAGCTGAGGCATTTACTACATTAGTCGCTCAGATAAGCCCGATAATAGACAGCATAGCGAATCTATTCCGTACGCTAGGCAATGTCATCAAAAGCGTGCTTGACGGAGCGAAAGGTGTTATAGAGGGCTTTGGAAACGCTGTCAGAACCATTTTAGACGGTATATCTGGTATCTTTGATTCGATTGGTCGAGCTGCTTTAAACGCGGGTAAAGGTTTCAATCTTTTGGCCACTGGTGTTGTTAAGATTACTAATACAAACCTTGGTGATATGGCGGCATCTCTTGGGGCTGTTGCCCTTGGCGTTGGTAAAATTGCTAGTCATTCAGCAGGTCTTGCACAAGCTGGAAATGGCATGAAAATACTGGGTGTTGGCATGGCAACAGTATCAAGCCAAGCTAATACAACAGTTTCGGTATTAACAAACTTTGCAACTAGAATCACATCTATACAGACTGCTGTTACAGTATTGCCATCAATTCTTACGTCAGCTGCTTCAAGCTTTGCAAGTTTCACAAGTCAGGCCATTTCTGGAGTTGCTGGTCTGTCAGCTCTCAATGCACCTCTTACCGCATTGAAAGCTCAAGTAATGACGATTACGCCTGCTTTAATACAGTCAGCTATGGGCTTTACTGTATTTGGTGCTCAGGTTTTAGCAATTAACTCAAGCCTTACAATAGTTTCTGCTACCTTTGTACGGGTTGGAGCAAGTGCTGCAAGTGCATCTGGCCAGATTACAGCTATTTCAGCAAGCACGGCATCAGTCAGCGCTGCATTTGCCTCAATGTCTGCACAAGTACAGTCTTCTATGCAGATGATGCTTGCTGTGGTTCGCTCTGTTGGCGTTCAAATGATAGCTCAGGGTCGTCAAATCGGCGCTAGAACATCTCAAAATATGGCTCAGGGATTGATAAGCGGTCAAGGTCAAGTTTCGGCCTCTATGACAGTGTTAGTAAATACTGCAAGGTCTATTGGTATGTCAGGCGTTGGCATGATGCGTTATGTCGGAGCTATGATTGGCCAAGGTTTAGCTCAAGGGATGTATTCAGCCCTTGGTGCTGTCACGGCCGCTGCTAATGCCTTAGTAGCACAAGCTGAACGTGCGGCGCAAGCAAAAGCCCGTATTCACTCACCGTCTCGACTATTTCGGGATAATGTTGGGCGATATATCCCCCAAGGTATGGCTGTTGGTATCTTAAAAGATGCTTACAAAGTTGATGATGCTATGGGTAGCATGTACGATCAAATCCAATCATTTAGCTTTAAAGCCGAAGATGTGATAGGGGTTGGTAAATCTAAGCTATCTAAAGTGGTACAGATTAAATCTGATCTTGAAAATGCAATTAAAGCTAAAGTGGAATCCACTAAGGATAAAGCTAATGAACTAGTTGAAAAGGCTCTTGATATTGCTGAGAGAGCGGTAGAACGACCAGTAGAAACGTATTTAGATGGAGATACATTGGTTGCAAGAACTGGTGATAGACAAAGAGCTTATCAAGAAAAGCAAACGAAAATTTATAACAGGATGAGAGGGATAGATAAATGACAAAAGAAATGACATTCAACGGCGTTGACTTGTCACGTTTCTTGAGAATTACAGATATTATCCGCCCCATTGGTAACAAAAGGAGCGTATCAATTGATAGCGCTCCTTTATTGGGCGTGAATATCCAGCAAGTGAAACGTGGTGAGAAAGAGCACACTATCAAGTTTGATATGAAAACAATTGATGGTGCTGCTATGGAACAACTTAAGCATGAATTAGCTGGAGTCTTGAATGTGTTAGAGCCAGTCAAGATCACTTACGGAGATGAGCCAGACAAATACTATATGGGCATGCCAGTAGATGATATTACACCAAGCAATATCACTCGATGGTTTCAGCGCTCAGAGTTTAAAATCCTCATCCCTGACGGTGTAGCCCATAGTACGGCTTATAAGAAGTTTGATAGCTTTTCTAATGCGACTATTTCATCAGATAAGATGGTTTTTAATCTGAGAAACAATGGTACAGTAGATGCTTATCCGATCGTGACAGTCAAGCACAATGCAGAAAATGGCTATGTTGGGCTAGTTAATTCTAGCGGTGCTATGGAAATTGGTAACAGAGAGGAGACAGACTTACAGAGCTATAAGCAATCAGAAATCTTATTTGACTACGTTACGAATAACGGCATCACAAAAGGCTTTGCAGCAGCAATGAAAGAATCTGGGGCACTCGGAATTGAAAACAATTGGGGGCGACCACACTTAGCTCTAGTACCAGGCAACAGATCTGGAACGATTTCTTGGGAAATCCCTGTCGATAGTTCTGGCCAAAAAGGAGCGTTAAATGATTATCTCTGGTGGCGGCAGATTTGCTGGCTTGGAGCAGGAAATCAAATGGGGCTCATGAAAATAAACTTTATGGATGATACTGGAAGGTTCATCTATGGAGTAGAGACTTACAAAAGATGGTTTGGTCTTGATTGTGAGTATAATTTCTTAGTTCGTGGAGATGGTGCTCCTCGATTAGTGAAAAAATGGAATTTTACAGGAACACATTATGATAACCACAACCCCTTTAACGCGGAGCGGGGCTGGTCTGACATCCAGCGGCGTGATGATGTCGTTCAGGTCTTTTGGTGGGGAACTTACCCTCAGTTTCATGTGCCAGAGATAAAAGGTATTAAAACTGCTAAAATCCAAGTCATTATTTCGTCAATAGGAAATAATCCTATGATTAGCCATTTATACTTGGATAGTATCATCTATAGAAAAGATTTTGTAACAGGAATCAGAGACATTCCTAATCGCTACCGCATGGGTTCATCTGTTGTTATCAATAGTGAGGATGATACTGTTTTGGTAGATGGAAAGCCAGAGATGGGGGATGTCGTAGATGCTTCTAAGTGGGTGGCTATTCCACCGGGAGAATCTACGTTAGAGGTCTATTTTTCTAGCTGGTGCAAAAGAAAGCCAGATGTAAAAATCGAGTTTGAAGAAAGGTGGCTATAATGCTCTTAACTATCCATGATGCAAATTTGAGAAAAGTGGCGTTTGTTGATAATGATAAGCAAACAACGCTGAATTATTATGATGATACCTGGACAAGAAATCTAGAAACAGGATCGTCAACATTTGAATTTACAGTCTTTAAAAAATCAATCAAATCAGATACGGTCACGCAGAGAGCATACAACCTATTGAATGAAAAGGCCTTTGTATCTTTTAAATACAAGGGTAAAAGCTATGTATTTAGCGTAATGACCGTTGAAGAAGATGAGCAGACGATCAAGTGTTACTGTGAGAATTTGAACCTTGAACTTATCAATGAGTATGCCAATCCATACAAATCAGATAAGGCAATGTCTTTTGTGGAATACTGTAACGCAATGGATCTGTTGAACTTTACTCATCTGTCTGTTGGTATCAATGAAATTTCGGATAGAAAACGCACGCTTGAATGGGAGGGGCAAGATACAAAATTAGCCCGACTTTTAAGTCTGGCCAAAAAATTTGATGCAGAGATTGAGTTTGATACTCAATTAAATGCAGATAGCTCTATCAAGTCATTTAAGGTCAATGTCTATCATGAAAATGACGATACGCATCAAGGGGTTGGTCAAGTTCGCAATGACATTCAGTTGACTTACGGAAAAAACCTAAAATCAATTAAAAGAAAAATTGATAAGACTGGCATCTATACTATGCTTGTGCCAACAGGTAAGCGCACCGTCAAGAATGATAAAGGCGAAGAAGTTGAGGAGGTTGTTACAATTGGCAGTTTGACACCTCCATACTCTGAAAACAATAAAGATGGGGTTCGTGAGTTTTATCAAAGTGGCAATGGGCTTTACGCACCTATTGCTGCCCAGATGTACCCATCGACATTTACATCTGGAACGCAGGCTGACCAGTGGATCAGAAAGGATCTAGAAGTTGATAGTGATAATCCATCAGTCATTCGGACTGCTGGTATAAGAAACCTAAAGAAAAACGCTTATCCAGCATTAACTTATGAAATCGATGGCTTTATTGACGCTGACATTGGTGACACTATCAGGATTTATGATAGTGGGTTTGCTCCTGTGCTTTTTGTCAAAGCGAGAATTTCTGACCAGAAAATCAGTTTTACAAATCCAACTAGAAACAAGACAACTGCATCAAACTTTAAGGCGCTAGAAAACAGCTTATCGGATGGTATTCAAGCGGCATTTGAACGACTTTTTGAGGCCACGAAGTCATACTCAATCAAACTAGCGACAGATAACGGTATTGTCTTTAAAAATAATACTGGCCAAACAGTTATCACCCCCTCTTTATTTAGGGGCGGAAAGCCAATTTCTGCCAATGTGACTTGGCGCTGGTCACTTGATGGCAACGTGACGGTAGGCATGACTTATCTTGTTAGAGGCGAAAGTATAACTGGCACAGCGACTCTGGCAGTGGCTGCTTACATTGGGAATGATGAGGTAGCAACAGATGAGATTACGCTAGTCAATGTCAATGATGGTCAGAATGGTCGCGATGGAGCAAAAGGTGACAAGGGAGACAAGGGGGAAACCGGCCCTCGTGGTTTAACTGGATTGCAGGGAGAGAGAGGAATCCAAGGGGTGCCTGGAGCTAATGGGAAATCTAGTTACACTCATATTGCTTTTGCTACTTTATCTTTTTTGTGTAATGAGGGGCAGAGTTTTACAATCACTAAACAGTCAATTGTTAGATACGGCAAGAATGATAGCTGGCATTACAAAGAATTTGCGCCTGGAACTCACGTAGCTAGTACGGCAAATTGGGGGAAAGGGGATCCAGCACGAAACATACCCAAAATTGCTGAGTTGGTTAGTGATTTTAGCATTTCTAACAATTCTAGTCGAACCCATATAGGTATTTATATAGACGACACAGAGAACGATAGCACTGATCCCTCTAAGTATCGCTGGACACTTATTAAGGGTGCAGATGGAGCTCAAGGAACTCCTGGAGCCAAAGGGGAAGATGGTCGTACTCCATACTTTCATATCGCTTACGCCAATAGTGCAGATGGTCGGACTGATTTTAGCACGACACAGACAGGTAACAAGCGCTACCTCGGCACATACACTGACTATACCGTAGCTGACAGTACAGACCCAGCTAGGTATAAGTGGACACTTATCAAAGGCGATAAGGGTGATACTGGTGCAAAAGGTGATAAAGGAGCTACTGGAGATAGAGGCCCTCAAGGTGAACGTGGTATTCAAGGTTTGCAAGGCCCCAAGGGTGACCAAGGCATACCTGGTACTAAGGGCGCAGATGGTCGGACACAGTACACTCACATAGCCTACGCTGATAATCCTACTGGTGGAGGTTTTAGCCAGACCGACCAAACCAAGGCTTATATCGGTATGTATCAGGACTTTGTGGCAACTGACAGCAACAATCCTACCGCTTACAAGTGGACGAAGTGGAAAGGTTCTGACGGTGCACAGGGCGTACCTGGTAAAGCAGGTCTAGACGGTAAGACCCCTTATGTGCATTTCGCTTACGCCAATAGTGCAGATGGTCGGACTGATTTTAGCACGACACAGACAGGTAACAAGCGCTACCTCGGCACATACACTGACTATACCGTAGCTGACAGTACAGACCCAGCTAGGTATAAGTGGGTGGATATGGTTGGAACGGTTGAGGTCGGGGGAGTTAATATTTTACCTAATGCAGATTTCTCTAAAACTACGGAAACCTTAACAACTTTTACAGTAGGAGGGAAAATCCATAGAAACACCATTATCAACAAATGGCAAGATCTGTATAATGGGGGTATTCCGAATCCAACAAGTAATTATCACGCTTTCGTGAATAAGACATTTTCCTCTGACAGTCCAGTAATTGAATTCAATGAGAGTAATGGTGTTAGAAACTGGAAAGCATTAAGCCTTATTATTCCAAATAAAGATTTAAGAATAGGTACGTATTATTTTTCTACTGATTTATACGCAACTGGAACAGGGACTAAGATTTGGTTTGGATTCTATTATTACAAAAGTGATGGTAGCCGAAATTTTCACTCAGGACATACCATGGTAAATGTGCCTAGTGCAGGTAGTTGGCAGCGCTTAGGAGGCTCTATTAAGTTAAGTGATGATGTCGATTTTAGTAGAGAAGTCAGGCTCTATATTTATAGTTTTAACTTTTCCACAAATTCAATACTATACCTAAAGAAACCTAAATTAGAAACCGGAAATATTGGTACTGCATTTAGCTTAAAACCTTCAGATGTAGACGACGCTATAAACTCCAAAGCTGACCAAGGTTTAACCCAAGAACAATTAAACAAGCTGGCAGAGCGTGATAATGTCCTTAAAGCGGAGCTGGAGGCAAAAGCTGCTCTTTCTGTAGTCGAAAAATGGATAAAAGAAATCCAGAATCTCACAGCAGTTGAGGAAGCAGGGAGAAAAAGCGCAGAGGCAGCAATCATCAAAGCCAGTGAGCGGATGATAGATCTCCAACGAAAAGTCGGTGAGTTACAGACTGTGACTGAGTTTGTGAATACTTACATGAGCCAGTCTGATGAGGGATTGATTGTCGGTCGTAAAGATGGATCATCTAAAGTCTTGGTTTCTCACGACAGGATATCCTTTGTGTCCGGAGGAAAAGAAGTAGCATCTATTTCTCAAGGGGTGCTCAAGATTGATAATGGTGTATTTGTTAAGAGCTTGCGGATTGGTCGTTTTGTGACTATGCAAGATCCAACAAATCCAGATCGTAATTTAACAATGTATGTAGGAGGTGCTTAATATGGCTCGTAATATCTTCGGCGGTTTATGGGGGCCAGCAATGCAACTTGAAATTGTATCTGGCTGGAACACCCCAAACCAAACCGGGAATTTCTCGACAGTGAATGTACAAGTAAAATTGATTGCAAATAGTCAAGCAGGGATTTACGAACACATTATGCGTACACTGACTATAACTGTTGATGGCAAAGCTCAGAATTTCCAAGTTGATTGTAAAATATCGCAAGGGCAAACTGTGTTGCTCAAGGCAATAGATGTAAATGTGCCACATGATAGTGATGGGAATAAAATTGTCACTATCTCAGCTAGTTTACCTCTAAACATAGGATACTATACGTCGTCATCTGTATCAGAAAGTTTGAGATTGTCCAAAATTCAACGAGCTAGTACTGGTACAAGTGTTAAAGCGACAATTGGAAAGCCTGTAACTCTAAATATAAGTCGTCAAAATAATAATTTCAAGCACTCTATCTGGGTGAAATATGGTAATTATGATAAAAAAATAGCTGGAGATAATATTGAAACCAGTTATACATGGACACCAGAAATGGCTTTGTGTGAGCAAACGCCTGACGCTGCAAGCGGCTTTGGTACGATTACTTACATCACTTACAACAACGGTGCAGAGGTTGGGAGGGATAGTCAAAGGTTAGAATTGACTATCCCTGACAATGTTAAACCGACACTATCAAGTCTGAGTGTGACAGATACTAATACGACTGTTGCACAGATGCTCAAGCCTAATCACTTTATCCGTGTTTTATCTAGTATTAGAGTGAGTCTTGGGCAATCTGCAGGGGCTTATGGTTCGACTATTGTTAGCTATCATGCAGAGATTGTTGGTCAACCGTATGCCTTGGATAAAAATGATATATTTGGCGATATAGACTTTACTGGGCAGGCAACTATCAGAGCAACCGTCACAGATAGTAGAGGTAGGACTAGTGCGCCAAAAGATGTGACTATCAATGTATTAGATTACCATCTGCCACAAATCAGCTTTGATGTACAGCGGATCGGGGCAAATGCTGACCAGTTGCAAATTATCCGTAATGCCAAAATCGCACCTCTGACAATTGACGGAGCACAGAAAAATATCATGAGATTGCGCTTTAAGATAGCGCCATTTGGTACGGATAGATTTGTAGAGGATGTTGGGCCAGCCAGAGGTGATTTCACTACTCTTTCCTCTCTGATCAATTCCGCTGCTAATCTGGGCAGTAAATACCCTGCAGACAAATCTTATATTGTTGTTGGGACTGTCGAGGATCGCTTTACTAGTTCTAGCTATCGGTTCGAAGTGCCAACTCGATCAGTTGTGATGTCTATGGATAAAGATGGTGTTGGTATCAATAAAGTCCGTGAGCGTGGCGCTCTGGATGTCGGAGGTGATATTTATGCTAACAACAAGCCGATTCAGCAGCATCAGCTCACCAGTCATTCGGGTATGACCTTAATGGCCACTGATGATTGGAATAATTATCAGGCCACGGGCTACTATACAGGGTACAATCTAAATAATGCTCCTGATACTGAAAATAAAAGTATCTATGTAAGAGTTACAAGGCATAATAATGATTATGTTTTACAAGAAGCTGTTGATTTTGCTGGTACGGCATTGGCTTACCGAGTAATGTCAGATGGCGTTTGGCAAGAGTGGGTTAGTGTAGCTTCAAAGTCTGACCTAGAAGCTTTAAAACCAGATCCTAAACAAAAAATCCTATATAAGACACTTGTTGGTTTACCTTATGGTATGGCGGCTTATGCTTCTAGGATTGGTGATACAGTCACTATATCCTTAGAACGTAGAATTGTTCGCATCAATCAGAAATATGAAAATGCCAAAATGGCTGAAAAAATACCAATCGGATATAGGCCAGTGCAAAATATATCATTGATATTACATGCCAATGTATCAGCTAATGTCGTTGGTACTGGTGTACTGCATATCAATACGGCAGGGGATGTATCTTTAACGTCATCATATACAACGGATGCGGTCTGGCTTGGTACGGTTACTTACGTCACAGACAATCCTTGGCCTAATTGAGTAAAAAATCCCTAGCGACTAGAGGGATAATTAGAGCATAAATTAAAGGAGGTACAGACTATGTTAAAAGTCTCAAAATCACGCCAGATTGTGGCAGAGTTTTTTACCACTGAGGACGAGCAAGAAAAGCTTGTGAAAACCACAGTGGTAAACATTGATAATACAGCTGTTTCTACCGTAACTGAAACGCTGCACGAACCAGAGCTATACGCTAAATATCGGAAAGATATGCGCAAGGATGAGCAGGAATTGCGAAATATGCGCTATCAAATTGAAGATGAAATTTTGGCGGAGCTTGAAGCAGCGGACAATCTAAAGCAATAAGGGGGCATTGATTTATGCCGCCATGGTTAGCTGATACAGCAGTTTTAACAACCATCATAACCGCTTGTAGTGGATTACTCACTGTCTTAATCAATAAGATTTTTGAACGGAAAGATAGAAAGAAAAAAGGTGTCCTAGATGAGATATTAGAACGCCTGAATGCCCTTTCCGATAAAGTCACAACAATTGATGAAACGACAATAGCCATCAATAACCAAAATGATGCGATACAGGATGGAACAAAAAAGATCCAACGTTACAGACTTTTTCACGACCTAAAAAAAGAAATCATGAGAGGTTATACAAGTATTGAGAATTATAGGGAGTTGAGCATACTCTTTGAAAGTTATCAGAACTTGGGTGGCAATGGAGAAATAGAGGCGCTGTATCAAAAGTTTAAAGAATTACCGATAAAGGAGGAAGATGATGAAACTATCTAATGCACAATATGATGTAGCTAAAAAGGTAGTCACTGTTGTTGTGCCTGCTGGCATCACACTCATTACTGGTCTAGGTGCCTTGTATAAGTTTGACACAACAGCTATCACAGGTACGATTGCCCTGTGTGCCACGTTTGCAGGTACTGTACTTGGTATCTCAAGCAAAAAGTATCAAGAAGAAAATCAATAAGGAGGTCTAGCATGAAAGCGATAGGCAGAGTGCTTTTACTACTATTACTGATACCGTTAGTATTTCCACTCGGATTTATTGCAATCATGCTTGACCCATTTTTAGTATTACTGAAGGAGGAAAATAATGGCAACGACAAATGATGTAATTTTGTTTGCTAAGAATTTAGCTGATAACGGTATTGGTGTTGACCAAGACGGAGCATGGGGAACACAATGTGTAGACTTACCAAATGCTATCTCTAGTCAGCTTTTTGGCAAGGCTCTCTGGGGCAATGCTATTGATCTGCTTAACTCGGCAGCTGAGCTGGGATATGAAGTGGAATACAACGAACCAGGAAACATGGATAGCAAGCCACGGGCAAGTGCTGTATTCGTTATGGAGACAATCTATATTTATGGTCACCCTTACGGCCATACAGGGGTTGTGATCCAGGATAGCGATGGCTATACCATGCAAACAATTGAGCAGAACATCGATGGCAATGCAGACAGTCTGTATATCGGTGGTCCTGCTCGATATAATACCCGTAACTTTGACGGTGTTGTTGGTTGGTTCTACTTCCCAACGGATGACACTAGCTATCAACCCGCTCCAACCATTCCTAGAGGTGATGGGTCAATCCACGAAAAGACCGGGACATTTACTGTTGAGGTATCTGCTCTCAATGTCCGAGCAGCTGCTGGCTTGAATGCCGAGATTGTGGCAGTCTATTCAGCTGGACAAGAAATCAATTATGATGGCTGGTGTGATGTTGATGGTTATATCTGGATCACATATATTGGTGGATCAGGGAATCGTCGCTATGTTGCAGTTGGCCAATCTGAAAACGGTCAGCGTGTGACAAGCTTTGGTAGTTTTAAATAAAAAGCAGCGGAAACTGCTATAACAAAAAATATTTTCTTAAATTTTAATTAGCCCCAGCTTCCTAGTTGGGGTTTTTTCTGTTATAATGGAAAATATAAAAAATGTCCGTTTTAACGGAAACAAAGTATAATCCCTCCTATTTGAGAGGGGCAAAAAAAGGGGCAAACTTTTTAAACGAATACATCCTGCGAGGTATTTGTTTTTGTGAAATATTATCGGAAAGACGCTATCAGAAAGGCTTTTGTAAAACAGAGTATTCCTAGTCGCAATTGGGTTAATTCGGCAGGGGACAT